CCGGCGAGCTTGCCGGCGTTGCTGCCCACCGCGCCCGCCTTGTCGCCGAAGCGGGTCGCCGAGTCAGACGCCACGTTCAACGCGTCCGCCGCCGCCTTCCCCGCCGCTTTCGCCTCGTCGGCGGCGACCTTGGAGGCCTTCGCGGCGGCGCGCGATGCGTTTTCGGCGGCCTTGATCGACTTGTTGAGCTGGTTGGCCATCGCCGTCGCTTGGTCGGCGCTGATCTCCTTGATCTGTTCGAGCTGCCTACGCAGCCCCTCGATGTTGGCGGTGATGGTCAGTTCAGCCGTTGCCATCAGCGCCTCCCGAGGTTTTTACCGGCCGCCTGTAAGGCGCGGTCGAGCTCAATCAGTCCGGAATCTATCACGGCCTTGGACCCCTTGTTGACGAGGGTGTCCCACACCTTCTTCCCGTCGGACGCGAGCGGGTTGCGCACGATGCGCGCGATGCCGACAGGCCGCGATCGGCCCTTGCGATCCTTGTACGCGCTCGCGATGTAGCCGGGCGGAAGCCGCCGCTCTTTGCGCCAGAGGCTCATGAGCTTCCGGTATTCGTCCAACGGCACCGACTTCGCGATCGTCGAGAGCGCGCCGGGCGCGTGGACAAAGTACGCGTAGGACTCTTGCGTAGCGACGACTTGCCCGGCTTTCTGCTGCCTGCCTGGAAGAAGGCGGCCTTGCGCGTCCACGTTGACATCGCGCTTCGCAAGCGCCTTTGCGTCGTTGTAGACGATGGCGCGGATCGAGTCGCCGCGGATCTCCATCCGGTACTTCGTGCCGGCGCCCGAGCGCCCGGAACGCTTGCGGACGATGGTGTACCACTTGGCGCGCGTCTGATCGACGGTCTGCGACGCCATCCCCTCGAGCACGTCGATCACGCCGCCCGCAACGTCGCGCGCCAACGCGAGGAGCGCGTCGTCGAGGGCGCGGTCCAGCGTTACGGTCGTCGTCTCTGAAACGAACCGGCGCGTTCCGGGCGGCCTCACCCGAGCCCCCAGAACGCAAGCGCCGCGGCGTCGCCCTCGGCTGCGGACTTGCCCTTCTTGGCCGGCGCGGGCGGCGTGTGCTTCGCGCGCCACCATCCGAGCACGCGCTCTTGCGTCTCGACGGGCCACGCGTAGAACGCGTCGGGCTCCCCACAGTAGGTGAGCCCGATCTCCATGGCTACGGCGTCGAGCCCGCCGCCGGGGCCGCGGTAAAATCCGCGGCGGCAGCCACGCCCGCCTCCGTCGGCGTCGAGGCCGTGAGCAGCTCCACCGCCGCCGAGGCCGCCGTCCAGATCTCCCCCTCCGGGATGCCGAGCGCGTGGAGCTCGTCGACGACGGCCGCCCCGTAGGCGCACGCGTCGTGCTGGTGCGCCTTGAGCGTGGCCTTGAGCGGCTTTCCCGCCCAACAGACGCCGAGCGCCGCCCCGAGGCCCAGGAGCGGCGACTGGGACAGCGCCATCGACACGACGCGGCCCAAGGCGAACGAGGGCGGCGCGCGAAGCGTCACCGCGTGCGGCCCGAGCTGGACGGTACGGGACTGCATCAGGTCGCCGTGATCGCGCCGTAGACGATGCCGGACACGGAGAAGGAGTTGGGGTCGCCTTCGGAGAGCGACACGGTGACGCGGCAGTCGTTCAGGACCAGCGTGTGGTCGGCGCTGTCGCCGAAATTCGTTCCCTCGCACGTCCAGGTGAGCTTGTACGTCATGGCGTCGGCGTTGGCGCCGAGCGTCGACACGGCCGACGCCCACGCGCCCGTCTTGCGCGCGAGGTCATAGAGCAGCCTGTCAGTCGCATCGGACAGGTCCGTCATGTGCGCCGTGAAGCTGAACGACGGGAACACGCGGTTGGTCTTGCGCAACGTCGCGAACTCGCCGCGATCAAGGTAGGCCGTCGTCTCGACGAGTCCTTCGTTGAGGTTGTCGATCGAGAAGTCGCCCGCCTCGTACACGATCGGCATGCTGAGCGGCGTGCCGGTGTTGTCCGTGAAGGTGAGCGTGCCGTCGCGGAAGTTCTTGATAACCGTGCTCTGAGCCATGGTTCACCTATTGGAGCGGGAGAGTGTGGACGACGCGGAAGGTTACCACCCCGATAACCCATTCGCCCGTATCGGTGCCGGCTTGCGACGTTTCGAGGAGTTGCACCTTGTAGTTGCCCGGCCAGGTGGCGCTGTAGACCATGAGCAGGTTGATCACGGCCTGAGCGCCGTCGAGGCTGTCGTCGTAGCTGTTCGACATGTCCTTAGGCGCCATGCGCCACGAGTACCGGATTTGGAGGTCCGTCTCTACCAGGGTGCCCTCGGCGGGTTTGCCCCGGTACTGCCGGAGGTCTTTCGTTGCGACGGGATGCACCACGAACGCCTTGTGGGCAATGCTGTCCGCGTCGCGCCCGAACGACTCCGGGAGCACGCGCGACTCGCGCCAGCCCGTCAGCGTGAGCATCCGAGTCGTGACGTCCTCGCGCAACTGGCGCACCGTCTTAGCCGCCATAGCGGGTCCACGACGCGTGCGAGAGCCCGCGGCCGTTCGTCCAAATCTGCGACGAGGCCGCCTTCTTCTTCGTCGGGTCGACGCGGTTGTCGTCGGCCTCGTCGTAGGTGAATCGAAGCGCGCCGTAGGCTTGCTCGAAGCTGGTCAGGTAGTGCGCGGCGAGGGCTTGCCACCGCCCGCCGTCGCCGGCCGACGTGCTGTAGTCGATGAACACGAGGTGCAGCGCCAGCATGAGATGGCACTCGCGGAGCGCGCTCGGCTGGATCACGAGGTAGGGCCGCCGCCCCGCGCCGATCAGGCGGGTACAGATCGTGAACCAGGCCTCGTCGATGTACGGCTGGTAGCTCGCCGCAGCGCCGAGGAGCGACGGGAGGTCGCTGTGCCGCTGGGTGAGGTCATCCTGGGAGATCACCGGGTAGAGCGTGCGCCGACAGAGCGCCGCGTCCTGCCTGAAGGTGTGCGCCACGCCGTCGGGCATCACGAGCGCCCACTCGATGAGCCAACCCTCGCCGAGCGCCTCAGCCGTCGTCGTCGCGCCCGTGAGCGAGAACGTCGCGATGCCCGACACCGTCACCGCGCCCGTCACGAGCACCGTGCCGTCAGGCCGGGACACGGTCACGGTGCCGCTCGTCGGCGTCGCCGTCGCGCCCGCGCGCGAGGTCGGACACGAGATCGTCTGCGTCCGCCCGCGCTCGAGCGTCTCCGTCGAACGGAACCGGGCGGTGTAGACAGTCTCGGCGAGCGACATCGATGCCCCCTATCGGCCCTTGTCGGTTTGCTTCTGATCGGCCTTCCGCGCCGTGTCCTCGGCGACCTTGCGCGCCTTGTCGGAGGCCATGCCCGACTCGCGGAGACGCTGGGTCATCCGCTCCATGGCCTCGCGGTAGCCGGCGCGCTCGCTCACGCGCGGCCTCGGCGCGGCTTGGGCGCGGGCGCGACGGGTGCGGCGTCGCCGACCACGGGCGGCGCGTAGAGGCGCTCCATGGCGGCGCGCATCCCGTCGAGGAGGGCCTCCTCGTTCGCGAGAGCGTCACGATGGTACGGCGAGCTCGGCGCCTTCTCGCGCCACTCGTCGACCTTCTTCTCATGGCGCTCGATCTGGATGTTGATGAAGTCGGCGTCGGGCAGCTCGATGTATCCGTCCACCACGAGGCGGCGGCAGAAGGCCCAATAGCCCTCCTCGTCGCTCTCGATGCGCGTCTGCCCGGCAACGACCTTGGGCAATTCCCACTTCGACATGTGGACCGTGCCCGCGACGCCGTCGTAGGCGACGACGTAGCCGCCAGCCTCTGCTTCCCACGGAATGACGGTCCAGCCCTTACGGCGCTTCGCGACTTCGGCGGCGTCGGTGTTTCCGTCCTTATCCACGTTGGCGACGCCTGGGTCAGCGCGCAGCGTCGAAAGCATCGGGAGCCACTCGCCAGCGCGATAGGTCCACTTCGCGGGATGGTGCAGATACCAGAAGGTCGGAGAGGGCTCGAGCCGCACGAGCTCGCGCATCGCCTGCGGGCGACTCGCCGCGCGGCCCTCGAACTGTCCCGTTCCACTCGTTCCAAATGTAGCTGCCATCGTCGCTCCTTTGTGTCGCAGACCCAGATGCGCCCGCGCAGGTAGGGTAACCACCGACGCGGGCGCGTGCGTGTCTGAGAGGATCAGGCGTCGGAGAGGATGCCGACGCCGCGGAGGTCGTCGAGCTCGGCGACGCCAACGAAGGCGGAGCCGACGATGATCGTCGAACCGGAGGACGCGTCGCGCTCGAGTTCGACGAGGATGGGCGACTGCGACGCGATGGTCGCCCCGCCGAGGATCGGGGCGGCGGTCGCGGTCGCCACGCCGATCGCGCCGGGGGCGATCATCATGCCGAGGCGATCGGCGCCCGCGTTGGCGGTATTGATGCCGTTCGCCGAGGAAAACACGTCTACGCCGAACAGGTTTCCGCGGAAGCCGGGGCCCTTCGCCTGGACCTGATCCTGGCTCGTCGCGAGGTACTGGCCGGGGCCGGTCTCGGAACGGAGCGAGGAGATGAGGTCGTTGATCTGCTGGGGATGCAGGATCGCCGTGAACATGCCGTCGGCGCTGTTGAGCTGGAGCTGGAAGATCGCGGCGTAGAAGTTCGCGACCGTGAGGTCAACGCCCGTGGAGCCGACCGAGGTCGAGAAGCCAGACGCCAGATCGCCAAGCATCGCAGTCACGCGCTTGTTGTACGCGAGCACCATGTCGGCCGCGATGTTCTCGAGCGTCACGTCCAGCGCGATGCCCGCCGAGGTGAGCTGCGCGAGGTCGCTGATCTGGCGACGGAGCGCCTGACGAGCGATGGTGACGTTGGCGTTCGCCGTGGTGAGCGCGGTGTTCGAGACCGAGGAACTTTCCCCCACGGACGTCATGGCGTTCGCGCCCCAGGACACGACGGGCACCTGCACCACGGTCGAGCCGCTGCCGTTCATCGAACGGAGCTGGGTGATGCTCGGGTGGTTGACGAGGCTCGCGGTGTCGGTGAGCTTGGTCACGACGAACTGGTTGAGGATCGCGGCGACGCGAGCGTTGCCGCTGAGATTGGAAAAATAGACTTCGTTGGCCACGGGGGCCTCCTGCAAAAATGGGAGGGTGTACCCGCGCCTTTCGCTTTTTTACGGGAGCTCGACCCCGTGCGCGTGCGGGGCGCTAACCCCGCACGTCCAGCCTACGTCCTCCGCGACAAGTTGTCAACCTGTGCGCAGCGCCGCCATGATGGCCTCACGGTTCGCGCGGAAGTCCGCGGGCGACAGCCGCGCGATGGCCTCGGCGCTCCATGCCTGCGGCTCGCTCGGCGCTTGCGGGATCGTGCCCGTCGAGGTGCGCGGCGAGGGCACTACCGGCGCCGCTGGCGCGGCCGTGGTCGTCGTCGCGGGCGCGGCAGGGGTAGAGGCCGGGAGGTACGCGCGAACCGCCTTAGGGAGCGCGTCAGGGGCCGCCAGCCACTCCGACAGGGAAGGTCGCCCCTCGGCGGGCAGCTTGCCATACGCGTGCTGAACGTACTCCATGCCCTCGGCGTCCGTGATGCCAGCGGCGGCGATCTCGCGCTCGACGCGCAGCGCCTCCCTCTCTGCCTTAGAGGCCGCCTTGACCTCGTCGACTTGGGCGCGCCACTTCTCGGCCTGGGCCGCCACGGGCTCGAGCTCGCCGACACGGCCTTCGAGCTCCTTCACGCGCGCCACGAGCTGGCGAATCCGCGCGGAGGCCGCGCTCTGGTCCGTGGTTTCCGTCACTTCTTCGCTCATGCGTACCCCTTCGTTTCGGCCTGAAGCCGAGCTTCTTGCTTTAGGATCTTGCTCGCCCACCGGCGCCCTGCGTCGCCGCCCCACAGCAGCCAGGCGATACGGCCGGGACTCGGGTAGTCGGGATGGCCCGGCTTCGCCGCGGGCGCCTCGAGGTCGACGGCATGACGCGACAGGAACGACGCCATGCGGCGCACGGTGTCGATCGAGAGCGTGCGCCGGTTGCTCAAGTCACGCGCACGCGCGACACCTACGACCGTGCCCCCGCGCCCGAACTCGCGACGCAGCTCGAGGCCGCGACGCGCGGCGGCGGCGACCGTGGCCGGCGGGCGCAAGTCGAGCGGCACTACTCGGCGGCCTCGACAGGAGCGCCCGTCAGGTAGCCGCGGGCCTCGCGGATGCTGGCGAGCAGGTCGCGTAGCGTGTCGGCCTGGTCGCCGGTCGCCGCCTCGAGGAGCAAGGCGACGGCCTCTTCGGACGCAACCAGCTCGTCGACGGCTTCGGCCATCGCCTCGGCGTGGGATACGTCGTCGGCAGGCTCCGTCGGCGCGGGCGTCGTCACTCCTTCCGGCGGCGGCGTCGGCGGCGCCTCTGTCCGCATGGTGCGAATCGCGGCGAGCTGGGCGATGGCGTCCTGTTCGCTAAGCGAGCCGAAGAAGCGGAGCGCGTCCACCTGCGACATCAGCCCCGCGTCGAGCATCTCCAAGACGTGCCTCCGGCGCGCCTCCATCTCCTGGGGAGACAGCGGGATCTCGCGGTAGATGACGGAGTAGCCGCCTTCCGGGTAGTTGGTGGACTCCGAGTTGGCCTCGCTCCAACGGTTGTAGAGCACGGCCGACAACGACACGAGCGCCTCGTCAGACGCGCGGAACTGCATGATGTACCGGCGCTGTGCCTGGCGCTTGCCCTCCTGGGAGAGCGAGATGGCGTAGCCCGAGCGCGCGGAGCCGCTTGTCCGCTGGAGCTCCGACGGCGCGAGGCCGGCGTCGGTCGCGAGTCGGTGCGCCACCGCGGCAATCACCTGCTCGAGCTTCTCCGCGTCCGAGCCGGCCGCGAACTGTCCAAGCATCGGCTGGCTCGTCTCCGAGATCGGATCGAGCATGAGGATCGTGGTCGGGTCCGTCGTCACCTCGGAGCGCGCGGCGCGGCTCCCGAGGTCGGAGGCATCCATGCCGGCGACACGGACGCCGACGGCGTACCGCTGCGGGTAGCTGGCGTCGCGGATGCAATGCGCGAGGTAGCTGTAGAACAGCCCGAGCTGGAGAGAGCCGGTGTAAAGCTCGATGTTCGCGAACGGATCGAAGAGCCGATCGCCGTACGTGGACGCGTGGTAGAGGATCGCCGGGATGATCGGCGTGCCGTTCGCGCGGCGCCAGCTCGCCGGGTAGTTGGCTCCGTCGTAGGTCGCGCCGTGAATCGAGCGCGTCAGGTCGCGCCCGAACTTCCAGCCGTCGAGCGCCTCGACCACCCGGTATGTCGGGTTCGCGGGGTTGCGAATGTCCCACACCTCGAACGTCCAGAGGAGCTGGGCCTCAACCTGACGCAGCCGGAGCTCGCCGAACAGCGTCGGGACGTTGGGCCTCGCCGGATCGGCCTCGGCCATCGTCATATGCGGCGGCACGGGCCGGTAGACGAGGCGCCCATCCTCGACATCGGCGCGCATCCACATCTCCCGAAGCGCCAACGTGTAGGCCTGGAAGCGCGACATCTGCGACCACAGGCCCGAGCGCGCGATCGAGCCCGCCGAGCCGACGAGACGGTCGATGTTGGGCGAGGACAACTGGTTGTGTCGCACGTCGGGCTCGGCATCGTAGAGCGTCGCGAGCTCGTACGACGTGGTGCGGAGGGCACAGTAGCTGATGTCCACGAGGCCCATGGCCGCGCGCCGGACGCTGCCCAGCTGCGTCTCCATGTAGCTCTCAAGGATCGGTTGCCACCGCCCCTCCATCATGGCGTATCGGTGGCGCGTGTGCTCGACGCGGCGGGCCTCGTCGGGGTTGCCGGGGGCCGGCGGCATCGGGGCGGTCATGCTGGCGTTCATGGCGTCATCCTATCCGATGCGAACGAGCTGCGGCTGGTACTGCCGACGCGTCACGAGCTCGAGCGCGTAGCGTAGCCCGTCGATCGTGTGTTTGTGCTCTGAGGCGGCGCGCCCGTCGAACTTGCCGAGGTCGTCGATGAGGCGCTTACAGCGCGGGTGAATCACGAAGTCGCCCCGTAGCATTGCGGCCTGGAGCACGCGGTAGCCGTGGTAAACCGAGCCGGCCGGCTTGTACGCCGTATGAATCCTCGCGGGCCACGTCCCGATCGGGATCTTGAGCGTCTTCTCGAACGCCTGGACGAGCAGCGCGTTCGACTTGAGCGCCCCGCCCCGGCGACTGACGGCCGCGCGGTCGCCGACCCAGCGGTCGATCTGTTCCCACCGGAGGCCGGCTCGCTTGATCATCGACAGGATCTGTGCGGCGTCGTCCTCGGGTGTCGTCATCCCGTTTGAGCTCACGACATCCAGCACCGTGATCCGGGGCTCGTTGTCGCGCGAGCGCGTCACGGCCACCATGACCGCCGTCTGCGCGCCCGACTCCTTGCCGTGGTCCACGCCGATCGCGATCTGCGCTTCGCCCGTCGGCGCCTCGTCGCGCACCATCGTCGTCGCGTCGAACTGGACGAACACCCGGCCCTCGGTGTAGCCCGCCTCCCATTCGCCGTGTATGCGTTGGGCGCGCTCCATGGGCAGGACTTGCGCCTCAAGCTTCGCGATGTCGTCGGCGCGGAGCAACGGCCGGCCGCCGATCGGCGTGGTGGCCTCGACCGTCAACGGCGTGTGGATGTCCTCCACTTGGCCGGACTCGACCAGCGCGCGAAGCCAGCCGAGCGGCAGGCCGATAGGCGTGAGCGTGATCGCGATGCGGCCTCGCTGGCGAAGCACGCGCGCGGCGAGCTCGGACCAGATGGCCTCGGGCGGCGGCTCGTCAATCAGGACGTAGTCGATCGTCGCGCCCGCGAGCGCCAGCGCGCCCTGGTTCACGGTGCGGATTCGGAGGATCGACCCGTTCTTGAATCGGACGATGGGCACCTTGCCCCGGAAGCCCTTGCCCGGCGTGTACTCGCAGTCGCCCTCGATCTGGTCTTTCGGGAGGAGCTGCCAGATCTTGCCCTGGATGGAGAGCGACTGCTCCCACGACACGACGACGACCCAGGCCTCGATGGGCGCGGACTTGACCAACGTGTGCGGGTGCGCGCCGAGACAGCGCCAGATGCAGTCCGCGACGCCCGCCCAGGTTTTCCCGGCCTGGTTGCCGGCGCGGAACAGCTTGATCTGGCTTGTGCTCTGGAGGAAGCGAAGCTGCGGCGGCGTCGGGCGGTAGTAGGCGAGCGGGTCGGCGTGCGCCCGCTGTCCGAGGACGTGCGCGGCGGATGCGAGCGCGGAGAGGCTCACGCGCCCACCGCGAAGAGCCCGGCCTGGACGCCACCGGCTTCCGCGTCGGCAAGCCACCGGGCCGACTTCTCGCACCAGGCCTCGTCCATGTCGCACCCGGCGAACCGATGCCCGAGCGAGAGGGCGGCGACGCCCGTCCGAGCGGACCCCATGAACGGGTCGATCACGAGGCGGTCGGAATCCGTCGTCACCGAGCGAATGCACCACTGGAGGAGAGGCACGGGCTTCTCGGCTGGATGTCCGGTAGGCTTCACGCCTGACCACGGAAACGGCTGGACGTCCGCGAGACCCCGATCGTGGACCTGTCCGCGCTCACGGAGCCATAGGGCAACCTGCTCGTATGCAGGACGAAGCCCGCGAGAACCGCCGGGGCCGATCCATCGCTTGTCCCACACGAGCATCGACTCGATCGGCCACTTGGCGTCACAGGCCGCCTTCTGGAAGGGAACCTGTGATCGCCAGTTGAGACACGCGAACAAAGCCCCATGCGGCCGAAGCACGCGTCGAACCTCCCGAATCCACGTCGTATACCAAAGCGCCGCGTTGCAGTAATCAGCCCACGGGTTGAGCTTCCCGTCGCCGTCTGACTTCGTGTTGATGCTGTACGGCGAGTCAGTGACGCAGATGTCCGCCTCGTCATCCGCAACGGACGCAAGCCAGTCGATCGCGTCACCGTTGTAGATGGTCCACCGCTTGCCCGACGCGTAGGGAGTCATGCGCCCCCGCCCGACATCCGAACCACCTTGCCCGAGCGGCGCATGTCGACGGCGTCCTCGATGCGCTCGAGGTGCTGCGGCGGCATCGACGCGACGGCGGCGACGATGATCGAGAGGAGCTGCTCGTCAGACATCGACGCGTCAGGCGAGCTCGCCTTTGCAATCTCCTCGTCCAAGCGCACACGGCAGTCGAGGGCGCGAAGCTTGAGCGTGCTCACCGCTTGCCAGCTACCGGCCTCGGCTGCGTTGAGCGCGGCCGTTTCGAGCTGGATCAGGCTGGCGCGGAGGTACTCGGCGTAGGACACGTCGGGCGTCGACGAGGGCGCCGGTGGAAGCTTTGCGCGCGCGGCTCGTGTTCGGGATGACTTCATCGCTCGTTCCTGTCGGCCGGGAGGCCGTCAATTTTTGGGACAGCGCAAAAAGGACGAGGGGCTATCGCG